TTAATCATAAATTAAAAAAAGAATTTGCCATCAAAGAAGAGTTAGAAGAATTTAAAAATTATACTCCAGTTGATGAAAAAGATTTATCTAAAAAAGAAAAATACTTAAACGAAATTGTAGATGTAGCTACTAATGGTTTCCTGGCGCTAAAGGAAATAGGCGTGGCTAATCTTTATACAATATCCGAGGAACAAATTTCTATTACAACTGCAACAGGTTCTCCTTGTCTGTTGCCAGTCGTTGGTAGAACTGATTTTGTTTTTGGAAAAATTACTGATGGTGCCTTATCTTCGTTCTCACCTTCATTAATAATTGAGTTAAAAACTCAATGGTCCAAACTCGGAAAAATAAAAAAAGATGGTGATCGTTCCTTTCTTTCTGTCAAATCACCAACCACGCCTAACTTTAATCATTTAATGCAATGTGCATTTTATTCTGCTTATTACAATTATACGGTTCCAGTAAAATTACTTTATTGTAACGCAACTGATTATAAAATTTTTGATAGTTCAAATTGTGATGCTTTAACTGTCGAAGGTTTAAAAAGAAATTTTCAAATTCTTTGTAAAATTTTTAAAAGACGTGAAAAACTTTTATCTATGTTTGAAGAATTACCTAAATCAGAAATAATTGAAAACGTAATTGATATGGTTGATCCTATGTTCGACCATCCGTGGTGTTGGAATAATCTTGGTGATAATTTTACTAAGCATGCAAAGGAATTATGGAAGGTAATTTAATGTGTAATCGAACTAAAGATACATCTGCAGTTAAGTATAATTGGAAGGAATATTACGCAGCTCACTATTTAAAAAAACAAGAAAAACTTGTGTTCAAATCAATGCTGATATTTGCAGCAATCAATTTAATTTTAGGAGGTATAATCATATGGCTGACAAGCTAGTACAGACTATTAATGATTTCAAAAAATCTTTAAATGGTCAAACCATAAGTATTCATGGAAAAGATTATGCAACAGTAGCATTAAGAATAGCTGTTGCTAGAAGAAATCTTGGTTCATCTTTGGATATTAAAGACAATATTATTTACCAAGATGATAAAAGAGTAATAGTTCAAACTGATATTTTTATAGATGGCAAACACGTTTCAACTGGTATGGCTGAGGAAGTTAGAGCGGCATCCAGGATTAATCAAACATCGGCTTTAGAAAACGCACAAACAAGTAGCGTTGGTAGAGCCTTGGCAATGCTTGGATTAACCAATGATAACATTGCATCTGCAGAAGAAGTTTCCACAGCGATAGAGCTGCAAGACAAAAAGATCCAGACTGTTTTGAAAGACCTAGAAGGTATTTCGCATGCTGGTTCTTACCAGGCGTGGATCACCACCAACAAGTCATTCTTATCGGATTTAAAAAGTAAAAATCCAATGAGCTACACCAACCTGATGGAGCGTTTCACACAAATTAAATCTAACCTAAAACAAAAAGGAGTTATTCAATAATGGATGACCAAAAAAAAGAGCGCATACAATTAGGTATCGCTATCCCAGTAAGTAATAAAGCAAAACCAAGTGCCTATGATTTAAAAGGCAGCATCATCGTAGATGGAAAAAATTATCGCTTTGGTGCCTATATGTCGGAAGCCAAAGGTAATGGCAAAATGCCAGCAGGACAAAAATATTACTACTTTCACAGAGTAGAATTAATGGAAGATGCAGCGCCTACAGTTACTGCTTCTACTGATTTTGATCCTGCGGAGTTGGAGGCATAAATGAACTCCGATAAATTTAAATCAGTTGCGATCAACATCAAAACTTACAAAGCTTTAGAAGAACTTTCACAGAAAAAATTTGAATTGCCAATCAGCATGTCAAAGACAGTTGAGTTCTATATTCAAAAAGCTTTCGAGGATTATAAAAATAATGCGCCTAGAAAATCTGCATAAAATTATTTCTTTAATCCAAGAAGATAAATTTAATGAGTACGGTCCAGTACATCCGCAAATGCAAAAAATTGCGGATGCCTGGTCGGCATTTTTAAATACACCAATACGAGGCTGGCAGGTTTCTGTCATGTATGCTTTAGCAAAAGCAATGAGAGCTAGCCATGCCTACAAGGAAGATAATTATATCGATGCCATAAATTATCTGATGATAGCTGATGAGATCCATAGAGAAGATAGTTCGGAGTTGGAGGAAAAATAAAAATGTGCCGATGGATTATAGAACTTTCAAATTATCTTTGGAACTTAGCCATCACGATACATTTAACAAAGAGGAATGGTGCCAGGAATTGTACCAAATTTATTTAAATGAGTTCAAACGATAAAGTAATTTTATTTCCAAATCCAAGAGGTGCAAACGTAGCAGCTTTAAAACAGAAAAAAATTATTATTGAAACAGCAGGAACACTTACTTTCAAAATGGAAAATAAGACCTGGGATATTACTCCGATCTTTGACCATGAATTAGAAATTTTATCCGAATTTGGCGAAACAATAAGTTTCGCACCTGAGATAGCTTCAAGATTAATAGCCACTTTAGCTACAACCATACTCAGAAATAGGCTTGTAACAGACGAGGAATATTAAATGAAAAAGACTAGAAAAACTTATCATTCATTAGACCAAAGAACTTTCTTAGATAAAAAGACTGGTCCTTGGTGTCAGTTAGATAACAGTAATTGGTTTGTAAAAAAATACCAAGGCAAAATGCAGTTCTACCTAAATATGGCAGACAGCAAATATCAAGCTATGCCAGAGGCATGCTTTGAAAGCACTTTTACTAATTCAAAAAAATATAACGAAAAAGAAATCAGACAACAGATTTCTAAATTTGTGGAGGAACATCATGCAAGCTAAGCGATTACGAAGTGAAGCACAAAACGAATTTAATAAAATGATAGGTGCAAATCTACGATTTCTAAGAGTAGCTAAAAAATTAAGGTTACATCAAGTAGGAAAAATTTTGGATGTTCGTTTTCAACAAGTTCAAAAATATGAATCAGGAGTAAATGCTGTATCTGCCTGGAGGTTAAAACAGTTTTCAGATTTATTTGAAGTTTCAATACGCAATATTCTTGATCCTGATTATATAAAAAAAATGCACGCCATGGAGGAGGCAAAGTTCTTTGGTGACGGTGAAGTAAAACCAAAAGATTATTTTGATGCCTATAGTAGGCAAAAAAATATTGATGAACAAATGAACAAGGATGAGTTTTTAGATTCATTAAAAGGAAAGCAAGTCAATGAATGCAATCATTAAAACTATTTCTGCTTCTGCTGATCTTAAAATTGTTGAAGAGTATGCGACTGAACAAGATGCGCAGAATGGTGAGCCTGTCCAAAAAAGAGATGTCGAAGTTTCAAATTATAAAATTCAAAACGTCAAATACAAACTAAAGGATTTAATAAAAAATGATTGAATATGATGTGAAGATCACCAGGCTAAAAAGAAGGTACCAAGGCTTGGCTAGAGTAGCTGCTGCTATTAACGATTTGTATCTTTATGGTGTTTATCCTTCCAATTATCCAAACCTATCTGTTGTTTTAGAGCAGGCTAAGGATCATGTGAAGAACACTATTAAAGAAACTAAATATGAAATTGCCTTATTGGAAGATCCAAAAACGCAATACGACTTAACCGCAAACGATAACCTGGAGGAAATCAATGACCATGACGAATAGTGAATTTTTTAAAAATGTAGGAATACCAGATAGAGAAGATGAATTAAAAGATGTAAGTAAATCAGCGCTTTTGAATAGGATTATTGAATTAGAAGATGATTTAATTTTAGCTAAAGATGAAAGAGATATTAATTACAAAGAAAATTCTGAATCTTTATTAGAAATAGACAAATTAAAAAAAGATAAAAGCGATTTATGTATGGATGTGGTGGAGTTGCAGCAGCGCAATGAAGCACATTTTCAAAATGAAAAAAGACTGCTTGAAGAAAATGAAAATTTAAAAGTTTTAATTTCTCAATTACAGCAGGATGGTAAAAAACTTACTGAAGAAAATTTTGAAAATTATAAATTACTTAAATCATTAGAAAAACAAATTAATAATTATTCATCCGATACCAAAACAATGGATGATGATAACAGGCTGTATCAAATTGAAAATGAACAGCTGAAAAATCAAATTAAAGAATTAAAGGAAGATAAATAATGCTTCACTTTTCCGAAACGCCAGCTCTGACTTTCTCGAAAAATCTTTGGCATGCAGTATCAGATGCCTGGCTCTTTGTTTCTGCTGCATGTTAAAGTAATTGCTAGCGGTTTAAGGAGGACCGCTGGTGATTTATCCAAATAAAAAACCACTTGCTAGTGCAACAAAAAATAAAAAGGCGATATTTAAAATTACGATCAGCCACATAGGCATACCTTTTTTCTTTACTTGCTGATTATTTAATTGTTCTAAGACTTCTAATTTCTTTTTAAGATTAGCCATAAAGGAAAATTACCACAAAAATACCTTTTTAAAACCGCCTGAGAAGCTCAGATTTTAACAATCTGAACCTCTGACGGTGTCTAGTACCTAAATTAATTTAGAAATTATGTTGGTATTTAAAGCTT